GAAACTTCAATGAGTATACAAACTCAAGGTTGGTTTTTTAATAGAGAATTAGAAATAACTCCAACTAAAGATATAAATAATAGAGTACCTCTTGAAACTAATTGTGTAGCAATTGAACCTTCTGCCCCTTATCAATATCAATATTCTTATACTATAAGAGACGGATTTTTATATGACTTAAAAAATCATACAAATGTTTTCGCAACGGCACCAGTTCAAATTGATAAGACTATGGTTCAACAATATGAACATCTTCCTGAATATGCAAGACGATACATCACTATTAAAGCAGCTCGAAGATTTGCTGCAAGATATATTGGTGCAGATTCTTTAGTTAAATTAGCCTCGCTTGATGAACAAGAAGCTCACGTAGCTTTTGAACAAGCTGACTCTAGAGCAATGGACGCAAATATACTTAAAGATGAGTATAATTTGAATTACATTGTTAATAGAGGGTTTAAACGTTCAAGTAGGTAATCATGTCTGTAGTATCGCAATCAATCCCAAATCTGATTAACGGTATCAGTCAACAAAATCCTGTACAAAGAAATGTAGGACAAGCTGAAAGCCAAATTAATTTTCAATCAAGTATAATTGATGGTCTGTCTAAAAGACCACCAACAGAATTTGTTAAAAACTTATTAGCTTCAACTGTCTTTCCAAATAATTGTGCAATTCATTGGATTAACCGTGATAGTTCAAATCAATATGTCGCTGTATTTACTAATGGTACTGTTAAAGTATATGACCTAGCAGGAAATGAAAAACCAGTAACTATGGGTACAGGTGCAGCAACTTATTTAACAACAACAAGTCCTTTAGAAAATTTAAAATTTGTAAATATTGCCGACTATACATTTGTCGCCAACAAAGCAATTACTATAGCTGAAGATTCAACAACAACAGCAGCTAAAGTACAAGAATTTTTATGTTATGTAAAAAGTTCTCAATATGGCAGACAATATAGTGTTATATTAAATCACTCTACTTGGGCTTATCCAATAGAAGTTTTATTTCAAATGCCTACAGGCAATGATGCTGCAACAGATAGTAAATTTAGAGATACTGAAAAGATTGCTCATATATTATTATATGGAACAGGGTCAGCACATTGGAACGGTTCAGCAGATGGAATTGGATTTAAAACTATAAGAACTGATACAGGGGCTACATTAAGTACGACTCAAGGATTAGCAAATTATAGTGGAATTACAGGAACATTTACACCAACTCAATTTGGTAATACAATTTATATGACTTGTGCGAGTGGAACATTTACAGTAGAAACTACTGATGGTTTTGGTAACCAAGCTATGTATGCTATTAAAGATTCTATAAATGATTTTGCAGACTTACCTTACTATGCAAAAACAGATATGATATTACAAATTACAGGTGATGAAGGTGACACACTTTCAGATTACTATGTAAAATTTACTGGTAACGGTGTATGGAGTGAAACAATCGGACCGGGTGTTAAAGTTGGATTAGATGATTCAACAATGCCGTTTGCTTTAATTAATAATAATGACGGAACATTCAGTATGGATAAACAAACTTATACTGATAGAGTATGTGGTGACGAAGATACAAACTCAGCACCAAGTTTCGTAGGACAAGTAGTTAATAATTTAACTTTCTTTCAAAATAGATTGGGAATTATTGCAAATCAAAATTTAATACTATCAGAGAATGCAGAATATTATAATTTTTATGCAACAACAGGTACAGATGTTTTAGATACTGACCCTATTGATATTGCTGCGGCTGGAACAACCGTTAATAAACTTTATAATTCTATAGACTTTAATGAACAGTTATTATTATTCTCAGAAGAAGCACAATATATTTTAGAATCTATAGGAGAAAGTGTGACTCCGACAACGGCTACATTGACTAAAACAAGTCAATTTAGTCACGCACCAAAAGTTTCACCTAAATCAGCAGGTAAATTTGTTTACTTTGCTCAAAACAGAAATGATAAAACAGCAGTAACCGAGTATTTTGCTGATGATGATACTTTAACAAATGACGGAATAGATGTAACTATTGGAGTTCAAAAATTAATTCCTGATAATGCTTTTAAACTAGTTTTAAACAATGTCGAAGATACTTTATTTGTATTAACACACGACACTTTAGACGCAGTAAATAATACAGCTTACACACCTGGAAGTGCTGTAACTTCAACTAATGCAAATACTTTAAATGTTTATAAATATTTCTTTGACGCTGATAAAAAAGTACAATCTTCTTGGTCAACTTGGACTTTGAATAATTGTCAAATATTATCGGCTGAAGCTTTTGACGCTAATTTATATCTTGTTGTTAATGAAAATAAAAATACAAAATTATTAAAAATAGATTTAAGAAATCCTTCGTATGGTTCATTGACACATAGTTTACACATAGATTTTAGAACAAGTGCCTTAACAGGAACTTATAGTAGTGCAACAGATTTAACTACATTTACTATGCCTTATGGTGTTAATCAAACTTTAAGAGCCGTTGATACAACTAACGGAACAAATCATACTATTACAAATGCTGATAATGCAACTTGCACAATTACAGTTTCAGACGCAGCAAATATTGCAGTAGGTAGCACTATAGTAATTACAGATAATGCTGGTGTGTCTACAACTATGACAGCTACCAATAGTGACCCTGCTGGAGCCTTAGAATTTTCAGTTGGGGGTTCAAGAACGAATGATGATGTAGCAGATAATATTGCTGTAGGAAGTGGTGGAGTTCTTGGTATTAATGCTTTGGCTGGATATGCAGCTCCTAATCCTGGGGCTGGAGTACCTGTTATTACAGTTACAAGAGCAGTAACAGGAGATTCAAATTTAACTGTAACTTCTTCTGACACGACAAGATTAGCTGTTACAGATTTTGTTACTAGTGGAACTACTTATACTTTAGTTGGTAATCATACATCTTGTGTGTTTGGTTCATTTTATGATTCAACATATCAATTTTCTACTCCTTATATTAGAGAGACTTTACCGTCAGGGGGAATGATATCTATAACTTCAGGTCGTTATCAAATACGGCAATTCGAAGTTAATTATGAAAATACAGGATTTTTCCAGGTTGAAGTTACACCTGATGGAAGAGCAACAACAACGTATGATATGAGTGGAACTGTTATCAGTAGTTCTGGTGCTATTATTGGACAGCCGAATATTGATAGTGGTACTTATCACATACCCATACAGTCAAAGAACACAGGGTTTACTTGTTCATTAAAAAATAATTCGCATTTACCTTGTCACTTTGTATCAGCAGAAATAGAAGGATTTTACTTCAGACGCTCAAATAGAATTTAAATGGAAAAATATGTTAGACTGGCAACACCAGAAGACGCTCATAGGTTAGCACCAAAAGTACGGAAAGCTGACATTGATGAGATTAAAGCGTCTAACAATATAACCCCTTTAGGGGGATTATTATATCCATTTACAAAATTAAGACATAAAACTTTTTCTATTCTAGGGACAAAGGAAGAAGGAGTTATAGGTATGTTTGGTGTTATTCCATGTGAAACAAAAGATTTTGGGATTGCTTGGTTATTATCTAGTGATGAATTAATAAACCACACCATACAGTTTTTACGTGAATGCCCTAAATGGGTAGAAGAAATGGGACAAGATTATAAATATTTATATAACTATATAGATGTAAGAAATATAGTAGCAATTAAATGGTTAGAATTTTTAAAATTCAAGCATATAGAAACGCTACCGTATGGCTATGAAAAAAGGAAATTTAAATTAATGTTAAAGGAGATAAAATAATATGTGTTCACCAGAAGCGGCACTTGCAGGATTACAAGTTGTTTCTTCGTATGCTAGATATCAAGACCAAAAGACTAAATATCGAACAGACGTTGCGGCTAATACAGTCGCTAAGAAAAACGCTAGTAGAAGTCTACACCAAGATTATGGTCAAATTGATTATCAAAAAAGTGAAGCTGTCTCCGAAAAAGTTAGAGAAACTGTAAGAGCAAAGATTGAGAAAATAAATGAAATGGCTACACAACTAAATTTAAATGTAGGGAACGCTTCAGCTATTATGAAAGATGTTGGAACTGAATATGAAACAGATTACATGGACGTAATTGTAGCTTACGATAGAGATATGATAGATTTAAACAGAAAAGAATTAGAAGCTTTCGGTGCGTATGAAAGAACTATTAACGACTTACCTGTTCCTTATAAACCTAGTAGACTTGGATTAGCTATTGGAGTAGCTGAAGCAGGTTTACAATATCAAATAAATACAAAGCGGTGAAAGGATAAACAATGGCATATAAATCACCAGTAAGTAATATATATTATCAAAGTACATCTGCTGGAAGACCTAGCACTCCAAAGAAAACAGAACTTGGAGAAATAGCGAATGCTCTCGATAGTTTTAATGTGACTATGGGTAAATATGTTACACAACAGAAAAGTGAAGACCAAAAGAATGCTCAAGCAATATTTGATAAACTTAAAATGGAAGGGGTTACTAAACCTGAAGACATTCAAAAATTAATTGAAGCTAATGACCCTAAAGTTGAAGGCTTACAAAAATATTGGGCGAAAGCTGTTATAGATACTAATTTTGCAATTACTCACGCTCTTGATGATGGTGACGCAGTTTCAGAAAATATTTATAAAACTATTGGTAATTCTACAGAAACAGGATTAACATTTGCTGACGTTGATTTAGACCAGGAATTTAAAAATGTAAAAAGAGATTTCTCAGAAAAATCTACTTCTTATGTTCGTGCTTATACTGAAGCTTTTCAAAAAATTCAATTAGATTTCCAAGATAAAAAATTAGTTGCTGACGCTGAACGATTAAATTTAGAAAAACGAAGTGCAGCTCATACACAGTTAACTCACGCTTGGGACAATACGAAACCTGAAGACAGATGGACTGCCATTCAATTATGGTATCAAGATAAAACTTCTACTACT